TTCAGGGACTTCAACATCCGCAGTGGCGTAGTCTATTTCTGTTTGGGGATCTGCAATTTCTGGCTGGTCTGGTGCCACAGGGGATTCAGTATTTGCCTGCTCTGATTCACCTGTCTCAACTGTGTCAGTATTGTTCATTTGATTACGCAGAGTCTGTTGTCTCATTGCGGTCATTTTGGCCAATATTGATTGATCTGTCGCAGTTGCATTTTCCGCATTGGCCGTGCTGGTAGCATTAGGCGTATCGTTGTTCATATTGTTTCCTTGTTAAATTTCTCCGTGGGCTCTGTTTGCAGAGTTACCACGCGGTTCTTCATATACAAGGCTCGTTGGAGACTTGCTACAAAACTTTCTATGCCTGCCAGTTGGTTTGTAAGGGCAATCCTACGGGCATTGTCATCTGCGGTGTGTCCGCTGACGGCTGTTAATTGGTCTAACACTTCAAATTTCCATTGATGCACAAACAAGGCCAGGTCTCTGTTCTTCAACAAGACTTCTGCTGTGCTGCCGTGTGCTTTGACACGGTCCAGTTCACTGGCAGTCATACTCTTTATGTTGTTCAGGTTCACGGTCAAGCGGGTGTTGAACGCATCAATGGTGTCTTGTGTCAGCATCAGTTGTAAAAGTCCTTGCCTTTGCCTTCGGCCATGCTCATGTAGCTGAGCTGGCTCTTGGGATCTTCACCGGCAATCTCTGCTTGGATCTGGGCAGTCTTGGCAGCGTTGAGTTCGGCCACTGACAGATCCTTTTTAGCAGTGGGATCAGGTTCTTTGTTCTTGGCTGCTTCTTGTGCTTGGGTAATCATTGCCACAACTTCGTCCTCATTGGGCAAGTATGTATCTGCGTCTTTGACTCCCAACACATAAAGTGTGTCTTCGTAGGGCTTGCGCACTTTCTTGTAGCCTTCAGGTGTGAGTGTGCCTGCGGCCACCATGCCTGTAATGCTTTGATACAGTTGTTGCTGTATGGTAGCAATCATCTGCTGGCGCTGGATCCTGTTTTCTTCGCTCATCATGCCCAGGGCCAGTTCAAGATGCATGAGTTTTCGGTCACAGAAGTTCATGTCATCCCAGGCAGCATAGTCCAGATACACAGGTTGCTTGTCTGGATGGAATTCTTGTGCCAGTTTTTTGACACCGTAGTCATCGCCGTACTGTATGAGTGTGCGCCAGACCAACCAAATGGCTTCTTTGAGTCCATCTGCACTATTGCGTACAGCGTTGTCTTGTATGATCTGATTGGGTGTGAGTGCCATTTGAAGCTTGGCACCCGAATTGCCAGCGGCCATGACTTCGGGATTGAACACATCTGCAGGCTGTGTCATGCCAATGATGGCCATGGTGTCCTGTTTGATACGGTTCATGGCTGTGTCCAAGAAGCCTAGGTTGCCTGACGGACCTGGAATTGGGTACACATCTGTGGCAGGATCAAATTTGGTATCCAAGATAAAGATAGCGGCTTCGCCATCCTGTAGCATTTCGAAGTCGACCTTGTCGGGTTTGACACCCAATCTTGGTGTTGCTGTGAGTAGACCCAATTGGATCTCTGCTCTGCTGGCACTGGTTGCGTATTCCTGCATGGGCACTACCGATTCTGCAATGCTCATGCCGTAGAAGTTGCCGGGCAAGGGTTTTGGACACATGTTGGCCACAGGGATAAACTCTACCTCTTTGGCACTGATGATGTACTGGCCTGAAAATACTATTTCTACCAGTTCCAATTCGCCATCGCCGTCGATGTCGTAGGCATTCCACACGGTCAGCACAGTGATCTGTCGTGCCAAGGGATCTTGTCCCACACCAGACTCTACTGGTATGCCCATGACCGGCACTGAATCTCTAGCATGGATGGCCAAGTTGTTGAGTACTGAGCCTGCTTGGTACGCACCGTTTTGGTTGTACTCAGCAAACTCCATGAATTCTTCCAAGTGATCTTGGATATCTGGATACAGATGCACAGCTTCTTGTATGCTCATGGGATCATAGTAGCCGCAGAACTGTTGATCTTTCATTTCTTGTATGGTAGGATCACAGATCCAGTAGTGCTGTGCAATGTTGCGGAACTTGATCTGCAGGTTGTAACCTGTCAGCTTGTACTTGGCTGTGTAAATGGTGTTGCGTGCAATGGCATCTGCCAGGAGATCCGTTTGCTGTTCGGCCATTTCCGCAGGATCCTGCGCACTGGTATCCATGTATTCACCTGTGACGCTGGCTGATTCCAAGTCACCAATCACACGGTCTATTTGGCCCTGCACCTGTTGTTGTTCTAGATCTGGCATGCTGGCTTGGATTTCGGCCATGACAGCTGCCATGTCCACACGGGTCTTGCGCCGGCTTTGGCGCAGCACAGTGAGTCCGCCTTCTTCTGCTTGCCGTTCAAAGGCCTGCAATTGGTCTGCTGTGCCAGCAGTTTCTACATAGCGTGTGATCTGTTCGCGTTTGGGCAGGATCATCAGCATGCCGTTCTTGTGCATGGTGGCATCCATTACCCAACGCTGTAACACAAAGTGTGGATCATTCTGTTCGTTGATGACCTTGGACACCATGTTGGTGGCCTGTCGTGCGGCCACATCGTCTGATTCGGTATCAGGCACAAATTCAAAGTTGATTTCGCCGTTGGGCGCTAGGCCTTTTACGATAACTGATGTCACATAGTCCACGCAGGGTTTGACCACTGGGTGTATGTAATCTATGCCGTTGACAGGTGCTGTTGACTCGTTTACTGCTAAACACAAGTAGTGATAATCACTGGCACGGTTTACTGCATTTTTGGTACCCAGATAACGCAGGTAAGCGGCGCATTTGATGTCCAGCTGCCCTTTTAATTTGGCAAATCTGTCTAGCACAGGATTTGTGGTGTTGAGTTGGCGTACTACTTTGTGTTTGATATTCAGCATTGTGCAGGGATCCTCATCTGTTATTTAGTGCGACTGGCGCAGACCCGGCTTATCCTGGGTCAAAAGTCTTTTTCCACGCGGCCGCAGGCTCGGGTCTTGACACATAGCGTTCGCGTTGTGCCACCATGCGCTCACGCGGTGTGCGGTTGTCCCAGGGTTCTGCTATGCCTTGCAGGCAGGCCAAGATGGCATATCTGCACGAGTCTATGGTGTCATCCGGATCTGAAAAACGGCCCTGTGGATCCACATAGTAGTTCTGTGCTTCACGCAGGAAGTCTGTGCAGTTTTCATTCACATGCAGGGTGCCTGCTTCCAGCATCTGACGCATGACATTGATGCCATAGGCCTTGTGATTGGTTGTGCGGCCCTGTGCATCAGGTGGATTCATTATGGGCTTGGACCACACATTAAGTTCGTACTGTTCAAACAGTTCTCTGATGCTGAGTGCGCTCATGGTGTAGCGACCCGCTGTGCCAGCATCTGCAGGCAACACAATGGGTGTGCCAAACACTTCGGGTCTCAGCAGGTGATTGATGTAGTTGACAGGATTGGCTTCTTCTATGCCGCCCACGCAGATCTGGCGATGCAACCAAGCTAGTCGCTCGTGTGGGTGCCAGTACATGAGACTGATCACTGTACGGTCATTGACCAAGCCCAAGTCTAGTGCAATCACACGCTGTATGTTGGGCATTTCACGGAAGTTGTAAGCGCCGGTGGCATAGGTGGGCCATGTACGGATTTGGAATACAGCACCTTGACCCATTACAGGCTTGCCAGCGATGCGGGCCTCTCTTTCGTGCGGCAAGTAATCGCGCTCTAATTGTTCTCTGGTTGATCGCAGCAGGAATGCTTCGCCCCATGGGTCGTATTCTGGAACATCGTCCCAAGCGACTCTAATGAAATCGTAACCGGCTTCTTTGTTCCAAAATTTGGAGACTAAACCGTTGAGACCTTTGAGTGGTGTAAACGAACATAGGATCTTTCCTTGTGTGGTAGCTGTACGAGTAACGATCTCACTAAAGAAGTCATCTGGTGGTTGCTCATCAAACACAGCCAGGTTCAGTTTGAAACCCTGCATCTGGCGCACTTCTTGTGTGTAGTTGGCAAACACCAGGTAGCTCCGGCCACCGCTCGCATGTAGCACTTCAATGCCCATGCAGTTGGCGCCATCGCCGCGCATGGTTTCCAAGACCAGGCATGATCTGGGTATGGCACCTGTGCCCAGATTGTCTACCATCTTTACATCCTGTGTGCCCAGGAGTTCATTTTGCAGAACCATTGCGACCTGGCTCCAACCTTCGCCTGCTACCATGGCAGTGATGGCTGAGTCAAACCTATGCCCGGTCCACCAGTCAGGATAGATGCCTGTCAGGTGCATGGCTGTTTCATAACAGGTACTGACTGTTTTACCAATACGGTTGGCGGCCAAGATGCCTCTACGGTCACTGGCGCCTGTTTCAAAAAACCGCCGTTGGTGATCAAATGGACGGAAGTATTTGAGTGCGTTGTAGCGCATGTCTGTGGCCACAGCTTCAGTAAGTTCCTGCAATTTTTGCAGAGCTTCGTGTGGCAACTGACGGATGTTGTCTATGGCCACATCACTGGTTTCACAGGCCCAGCGCAGGGCACGCCGCATCAGCACACTGTGGTCTATCATGGGGGTGCCTGTTCATACATCACAGTGTTGGTAGCACCTACTGCCCATTTGGCATCTGTCTCCACTGACCATCTGCGAGTGCTGACTCTAAAGTCTGGCCGTTTGAGTTCAGGTGGATTGCTACTTGGCTCCAGGATCAACAGCCTGTTGTTGGGCTGTGCGGCAAACTGTCCATTGTCACATTTAATAAAATTGTAGCTTTTGTGATCTTCCACATCTTCACTAAAACCTGTGTCCAACACATTGAAGTCTGGGTGGGCTGAATCCACTGTGAACATGTATTCACCTGTCATCCAGCCGCCGTCTTTGAGTTTGAATCTGCACCGCATGCTTTGTAGTTGTGCCTTTTTGATCACTGTGATGTCGTAGCTGAGACAGTCCCACAACTGCAGGTAATCCAAGGGTAGTGGTTCACCTTCTATGGGCTTCCAACAATAGGCATGCAAGGGCAGTTTGTCGTACAGGGCGCCGTAGTGATTGAGATAGCTTTCTATACGGAAGGCCTGTCCACGCAGGCTCTTGATTGAAATCCACCAACAGGGCTCCAGTTC